TTACTCAAACGGAAGTTCTTCTCCGTCTGGAAGATTCATAAATCCATCTGGATCGGTATCTTCTTTCTTTTCTGATCCTGACAGTTTCTTCCCTTCTGCGAAATAATGTTCTTCTACAATCACGTTGGTGGCATAAACTTTATTCCCCTCCTGATTCACATAGCTTCCTGTCTGGATCCGCCCGCTTACTAAAATCTTCAAACCTTTTTTCAGATATTTTTCTGCAAACTCAGCATTCTTCCCAAAGGTAACACAGGAAATAAAATCTGTTTCTGCCTTTCCATCCTTTCGATATCGTCTGTCTACTGCCAGCGTGTATCGTGCCATTGCAGTACTGTTTTCATCCTGGAGATATTTCACCTCCGGATCTTTTGTCAGTCTTCCCATTAAGATTGTTTTGTTCATGTAATTTCTCCTTTCTCTTTTCGTTTTTTTCTTTGTTCTTGAATCAGGCCCGATTCTTTTAAGGCAAATATAATTTGTTCCTCATATATCAGAACGTAGAGAGGACTTTTTACAAATAAAAATGAATTTTATTTTTTTCTCTCATATAACGAAAGGCTCAGAGGGGAAAATACAGGGTGGAAAAGGAAATTTTTTATTTTTCTGCACAAAAAAATACCCCTATGACTTCAAAATCGAAATCATAGGAGTATTTAGTCCTACCTACTCAGTGGGGTGTTTTACATTTTGTTTTACACATGTTATTACAGTGTTTTTCAGTTCGACAAGCTGAAATTTATCTTAGAAATTACAGCAATGTTATTTTGATAAACTTTCAAGAATTGAAATATCATGCTTATCTTTATCTCTTAATTCATAACCTGAATGGAAAACTTTTTGGCCTTTTAAAGATATACAAGGAATTGTTTTGCCTTCAAAAAAAACACTACCAAAGTAATCTTTTTCAAACTCATACCATCCACCCTCTAAATCAGCTTGTTTTGAAGTTCCGTCCTCATTTAAAACGAACGGGTGAATGTCTAAGTAACCAAGTTCATCACTATATAACTCTATTCTAACCGGTTTCCAGTCTGTATCAATTTTATAGCCCAGATTCAAAAGCACATTTAACAATTTTTCCGTATGTTGAGCATCAAAATTTATATCTATATCTCTATGAATTCTTGTTTGTTTACCAGCTAAAATATCTACACCCCATCCGCCATCCAACCAGTATGTAATTCCAGTATTTTCGAATAATTCTATTACTTTCATTAAATCTTCTTTTGTTGTTATTTCTTTTCTACCCATACAAAGTCTCCTTTACAACTTCTATATAATTGTTTAGTTAAGTCAATATCAATATCTAATTGCCAAGGCTCAAAATCAAAAATCATGGTCATCACACTCCTTTTTAAAATTCTAATTTATCATTTTCTTTCAGTATATCATAATTATAATCTTTCCACAAAACAAAAAATTTTAATTCCTACGGATTTTTCTACAAAGCATATAACCACATATTATTACACTTCATCAAAAAAACTTTCTCACCCTATATTGAAAAATCGTAACTGAATATCCGACATTCTATCCATCAATAGTTTCTCTTTAACAAATATCATCTTAGTACGGTATCTGGTGTAAGTTTTACTACACTTATTATAACTTCAAAAGCAAACGCCCAAACTGCTTTCTTATTAAAAAAACTTAGAAGAGACATTCTCCTCTAAGCCTTTATACTTTATCATAGAATACTTTTTACTTTTATATTTCCTCATGGTCACGATGCTTTTTTCGCTTAAATCCTACCTTTTGAACACAGGATATTACATGTAAAGATTTTACCCCCACTAAAGACTCTTACCTCACCTCATAAACAACCTTCACAAAAACGCCTCTTTTGTTACATCTATATGTAAAGAACTATCTGCTTTTTTACATTTAAAACACGCTATACCAAATTGTAAAGATTTTACTTTCAAATTTATTTATAAAAAAAGCTGTAAGATTCCACTATTAGAATTCTTACAGCTTTCATTCTCATCATGTCACATCCCTAAATTATAATTATTTATCTTGTAACACTCACACAAAAATCTATGGGTTATTTTCGGGTTATTTCTTCCACACAAATACCTTCCAAGTATTGATTTTACTGACTTTTTAAGGAGTTCTTCAAAGAGTGCCGTGGCACACGAAAAGCACTCGAATTCTCATAATTTCTCCTTTCAAACTGCGAAATAATGCCCAGTTTTGCAAGGTTTTTCCAACTTTTCTGCAAAATCTTATCTACACAGAATCTGTGATACATTCTGCAATTTTTTGCAAATCCGTGCAAAACACAGCCGTCAATCGTAGTCAAAACGTAGTATAAATCATTCCTGATTACTACTGGTATTTTCTCGCCTTTTTATAAATTACCACTATTATACCATATATGAAGATACTTCTGAATATAATTTTTACGCAGTAAAAAAGGGAGCTGTCCAGTTGCAACTCCCTCTGCATATACTTTTCGCTTCCATATTAAATTGCTCGGAACATTTTCTGATTCATCGGTTTCTCCTGTCCTTTTTCCATTTCTCTCCGTACTTTCTCCACATCTTCCATTTTCTTCAGCTCATCAGCAGCATCTTCCAGTCCCCAATGGGTATAGGTGTTCATTGTAACGCTGATATCCGAATGTCCCATCAAGTATTGCAAAGTTTTGAGATTCATGCCCGACTTCGCCATATTGGAACAGTAGGTGTGTCTACATACATGCGGTGTGATGTTCGGCATCTGCACTCTGTAAATATCATTATAACGCTTTACCATGTGATTGAGTCGATGTTGCCAGTGCATTGCTACTTCTGGATTTCCGTTCTTGTCAAGAAACAGAAATCCCGTATGCCCTTTTATCATTTTCTCATATCTCGGTTTCTTCCTATCTTCAAGGATTGCCCGAAAACAATCTGCCACATCCTGTGTGATCGGCAGTTTCCTTGTTCCTGCATCAGTTTTGGTAGTATCTAGAATGTACTTCATATCCGAAGTTCTCTGTAACTGGTGGTCAATGTTTACGATATTATTTGCCAAATCAATATCGCTAATTGTCAATCCGCAGAATTCCGAAATTCGCATTCCTGTGTGAAAGAGAATATAAATTACCTCATAATATTTACAGTACACATTATCATCATGCACGAATTTCAAGAACTTATTCATTTGTTCTTTTGTAATAGCTTCTCTGGTTACACTGTCATTGACTACCACACCCGCCAACTGAAATCCAAATGGATTTTTATTCAGAACATCGTCATCCACCGCCATCTGAAACGCAGGTCTTAAAACACCCCTGATTGTCTTTACAGAACTGTAACCTCTGCCATCCTCCTGTTGCAACTTAATCAGAAAAAGCTTTGCATCGGATGTCTTTACCCTTGAAATCTTGGTATCACCAAACGGATGCGCTTTCAAAATATTTTTTACAAAATTGTAATTCATCTGGGTGTTATATTTTACCCCTGTTTTGGTTGCAAGGTATCTATCCACAAGTTCATTCACCGTGATATTTTTGCCTACAGGGTCAAGCCGATTATCCAAGTCATATCCTATCTGCTTTTCCAGTTCCCGTAAGGAAAGGCATGGTTTTCTCCCTACGGGCAGTTTGTCGGTCGGCTCAAGCCTCCAACTGTACACAAAATGTGCTTTCCCATTCACATGGTACTTGAACTGATACCGCCCATCCTGTCTGATGGATTCTCCTCTCCGAAGTACCCTGTGCTTAGAATCTCTCCTCGTTACCATTCGTACCCCTCCTTCGTAATTCTGGATGTGCCTGTAAATACTTTTCAAATTCTGTTCGGATGATTAGGTTGCGTGTCCCGTACTTTGCCAAGAATTCCAGTCCCTTATTGTGTTTTAACAAATCATAAAATTTCCTTCGGCTGAGGACGAATAACTCAATCGTTTCCAGTGGATTCAGCACATCCTTCTGTGATAAATCTGCTTTCACTTTCATCCCTCCAATCGTGATATATGATAGCCCATCTGGGTCATACCATATATCACTCTAAACGCTGATAATATCAACTACTTTCGGCAGACAAACGGAATTATATCTCAGACGAAGCACTGATAAATTTTTCAAATTGCGGACGGATAATCAGATATCGGTTTCCGCTAAATACCGCAAATCTTCCCCTGTTGTCTTCTGCCATTCTACGCATTTTCTTCGTACCGATGTTAAAATACGATGCTGCTTCTTTAATTGTCAGAGTATACTTTTCGCTTACAGGTACAAGTGTATTTTCCATACTTCCAGAAGTATCATGTTTTTCTACTTTCATGTGCAATCCTCCTTTCATAAAATGGCTACGGCATCCCCTCAGTTGCTTAGTCTGCTGCCATCTGAAGTACCTTCACCGCATCCTTACGGATCAGTTTCCCGTCCAGATACTCACACCCTAAATATCCGACCTGTCCACGTACCGCAAACAATTCTCTCAGTGTACGGATCGTCATCGGAAATCTCTGAACCAACCAGTAATTGCTGAAATCTCCAAATGCAATCACCTTCTGTCCCTTTCCAATGGACGGCATGGAGTCAACAATCTGTACAGGTTTTGAGAAAATAGTTTCATTAATATCTTTCCACAGATAATTTCCAGCAGAATCTTTTAGTGTTCGAAGAGCTAGAGCCGTTTCATCATTCATAAGCCATGTACCATGCTTGCGATATTTTTTATCCACAGACAGGTACAATTTAATAATTTCATCATAGCTGATAGATGAAGCATTCTCCGTTGTAACGCCCGTTTCTGCCCCTTCAGTGTCGTGCAGAATACCTATCGGTTGATTTTCCCCTGTTCCATTAACAAACGCCAATTCTTCACTTGTCCCAAAGCATCGTGCCATTTTTCCGATAAGATAATCCTCAATAGCAAAGGACTGATCCGCCGCAAATTCCAATCCAAGTTTTATAAACTCTGACAATCTATGCGCCTGTATATCAAATCTCTGAAAATCTTCTTCAGTATCCAGTCCCTCCAGATTGACTATATCACTCCATTCTGCCTGTCCCGTATAATCAAAAGTCCAGAGACGGCTATCGCTTTTGGTAGCGTTCACAACGGTCGCCAGCTGGCGGACAATACTTTCCTTTTTTAACGCTGCCATATATTTTTTCTCAGATTCTTCCGGCAGAGGGCAGGCATTTGTTTTGCTTTCCCTAACATTGCTGAGACTGTCTGAAATAACTTCCATTCCTCTCATTTCATTCCAAAAATCATTATAATAAGCTGTACTGTTAATCATAGTAATCCTCCTAAAAAATTTTATTTCTGTGCTATATAACCGCTCTGTCTGCAATACTCTACTGCTTCGGAATATGACAAATAACACATCTGCATCGTCCCATCCACCACACGATAATAAGGTGGATCACAGGTTTCGCTTACCAGAATAATAACCGGGTCTCTATCTCTAAAATTGATAACATTTACACATCTGTACTTGTCTGTTGAAAAATCCGATGGTTCAAATTTCATCGGTAACACTTCTTTCTGTTTTCCCATGTGTACCTCCTTTTCAGCAGAGGAAATCTCTGCACAAGAGCCGATAGCCTGTTAAAAGTGTGGTCTTTTCTCCGCCATCCTTTGGCCGCTTTCTGACTACCATCCCAATTGTGCGCAGTGCCTGATTGAAATTCCGGCTGTTCTCTGCAAAATATCCATTATTATTACACCAATTGCGGTATGCCTGATACACCGTAGAAGTCCGGCATTCCGCATCCTTTTCTTTCTCCAAAAATTCTTCTACAAAAAGTTGCATCTTATCGCTGTCATGCTGATAGGACATGATAGCATCTTTTACTGCGGTAGGTTGATCGAAGCCTTCCTCCTGCAAAAGAGTATATCCTTCAATTAACCAATTCAGAATAGCACTTGCTATCTCCGGTTTAGAAAATTCAGCTTTCAGATTCTGTTCCTGTTCCCATTCCTCAAAGTGCCTGTCAAATGGAATAATCACAATCCGCCCGCTTGAAAACAATGTCATATCCGTAATAGCAGGAAGATAATTCGTATTTACATACAACTTGAACTGTGGCTTAAAGTCAAAACTATTTTCATGCAGAAATCTGGCATTCAAAGTATCATTTCCTGTCATACTTTTAATTTGCGCTTCATTCAGCACTAATCCCCGTCTTGGCTCTGAAATATTGGCAAACCTTATTCCCGCAAGTCTGGCAATATCCTCTGTTGGATTCTGGCTGTTGGCAGACGGCTTTGCAGCAATCGTCTCCGGGCGGACTGTCAAGCCGTAATCCCCCATCACATGAAGCGTGCTTTCCATCAGTGTTCCTTTTCCATTTCTGGTGGTTGCACCATAATAGAAAAACATACATTCATAACGGGTATCACCTGTCAGACCGTAACCAAGACTTTTCTGCATGAACCTTGCTTTCTCCTTATCCCCACTCATAACCTCTGAAATAAATCTGATGAATCGTGAACTTTTAGCATTCGGGTCATAGGCTGCTCCGGCAATCTTGGTCAGCTTATCCTGTGGCGTATGCGGGTGGAACTCTCCCGTCTGCAAATCCAGTGTTCCATTCTGGCAGTTCAGGTAATAAATATTTCGGTCAAATTCAGACATTGCAATCGGATAAACGCTCTGGGCATCACTGATATACGTGTTACGGTAATTCCGACTCTGCCATTTTGCAGAATATTCCAGATAATCCTTTCTTCTACGCTCATCTGCGATTGTAAGCGCATATCTTACTAAAGTATCTGCAAGGGATTTTGCAAGTTCCATTGTTTTCAGTCCGCCAATATCTGGAATCCACCGTGTTCCGTCATACACATACCACTTTTTTCTTTCTGGCACATACCTTGCGATGTCTTTATACACATCCGCAAATAATCTGCCCGATCCGTTGTCATTCCACGGATATCTTCTATTATCAGATACATTCCATTCCACCAGTTTCTGCAACATATCATCAAAATCACTCTCTGCTGATGTTGTTGCATAAGGTCTGTAAAACTCCACTGCCTGTGCCACCGCTTTTTCTAGTGTTAGTGCGCCATAGGTCGAGCCACTCTGCACACGACCCCATTTACTACGCATCAATCCTGATTTTCTGAACAGTCTGTCCATCTGTTCCAAGTCACCACCGCACCAAAATGCAAGGATGCTTGCAAGCGACATATCCGCATCACTATGGGATTTGCCTTCAGGAATTTCTCCATTCCACAAAGATTTGAACTTTCTACCCTGTCTGGAATCAGATGCCAAGCGAACTACTGAATCATCGGACAAATAACTGCCGGGAATATCCTGTTCTCTGTCCTTTTCCTTTGGAATTTGACGGAGCATATAAGTTTCCAGTATGATTCCAAGTTGACCGCTTCGTTCCTCCACACCACAGTTTCGGATTGCATCTCCTGTCAGAGTACAGAATTTCTTCGTTACGCCTGCTGCATAAATTTCCAGTCCAATTTTGGAATTATTAATGTAATATCTGCCCTTATCATAAAACAGAGAAGATGCCTTACATACAATGCGGACACCTGTGCCAGATGGACTGATTTCTGTATAGGAATCCATTTTCTCTATGATGTCTTCCGCCATCTGAGTCAGCTTTCCACCACATACACAGTGGTCAATATCCACCATGCAGAAATCATCGAACGCACCCATGCCGATTCCGTCATAGTCATCCATTGCATTAACTGCCATTCGAAAATCTGAAAAAGTGTTTTTATCGGCACTGCTCGCTTTTTTACCATTAATTTGATATGGAACTTTCGTTATACGTCCATTTCTTTCTTCGTATTTCCACAAACAAAACCATCCATCTTTTTTCAGTTCTTCTGGAAGCTTTTCGTACATCCTGTACTCCTCCTTTCCCGCTTATTTCTTGACGCATCATTTTTCAGTGGCTCTTGCTGATAACCACACTTTAAATTCAGAAACTGGAATCAACACCCGCTTGCCGACACGTACAATTGGAAAACCCTCTTCTCTGGTCAGGGCATATGCTTTACTCAGGCTGATTCCCATCTGCATTGCCATCTCCTGAACGCTCATCGTGACCTTATCCATAGCCATCCTCCTCTCTGCGATTCAAATATGAATTGCTCTTGTTTTCTATCACAGTATACTTTATAATATTACCAAAGACTATTTTCTATTGGTAAGATTTCGTGCTAAAAATAGGTTCTATCGGTAAGAATGGAGGTAGAATATGAACGAAGATTTCAGTTTGGGAAAAATGAATGCGGATGCAAGACTGACTGCAACTTTCAAATATTATGAAAAAAAGGAACAAGATGGGAAAATCATGATAACCGCCTATCTGGGAGAAGGAGATGTTCCAAAACTCAAGCGTGGATATGGCCTAGATGGTAATGAATTGTGGCTTTCATTGAATAACCTATATCAAAACATTCGTGGAAAAGATGATAATTCTGCTGCCGATGACATTATTTCATGGTGTCAGCACTATGCACATCCATACTATGCTTCTCAGGGCATTGAAGAATATAAATGGGATATTGAAAAGGATACGGAATACTGGGATTTTTCCACGAATATTCTTGGTAACTTTACTTTTGATGTTCGCACTATGCGAAAAGATCTCGAAGCCCTTTATCGGGATACCCTTGTAATCCTAATGTTCAAAAAATGTCTGGAACGCCTTGATGTTTCCGATGACCTTGCACAGATTACATGGACAAATGAATTTGTAGATTTTAATTCTTTTCCAACACAGACACATCTTAGCAAAATATCTTCTTATCTAAATAAAATGAATGGAACAACTATAAAGCTTGGATTAGACGAAAACGGTGAATTGAAGGTCATGCCAGACTTTCACTCTGTTTTTGATGCTGCCCAATTCGCCCTGTCGCAATATGTATCCATCCCTATGGATTATCCAATTGCTTATGCAGAACGAGTGGGCATAGCCACCTGTGAATGTTGTGGCAGACTGTTTATTAAAAACGGTAACCGCCAAAAATACTGCGATAATCCAGAATGTAAGAAAGAACGAAACCGTAGAAAATCCCGCACTTCTTACCACAGAAAAATACAAGAAGAAAATGATAACCGTTGGGCGTGATCCCGACTGTTTTCACACTGGGGCAGGATGTGGCAAGTAATATCAGTTATTTTCTATATAGGTTCTATAAGAATAACCTAAATCATCTGCCACAAGTTGCCCCAACTGTTTTTTATAGAAAAAGGGCATCGGTTCTCACCGACACCCGTGTAATTTTTTATCTTTATTCTCCGTAGCGAAATGCTGAATTTCCAGTCAGATTTCTAAGCAGAATCTTTCTCGCTGTCTTATATTCTTTTCCGATAAAGCCAAGTCTGAGCAAGAAACAACGGAAAGCATATTTGTCATTGTCCGTTTCAGTTGGCTTTGATGATACCCTTTTTGCCTCTCTTGCCATATCACACAGCCTTGAGATAAATTGCGTATATGCTGCAACTTCTTCTCCATCCGCTGTGTATGGAAACCATGTAAAATTTATTTTTTCCTCCGTGATTTCAATTTCTGTGCTGTCCGTTCGAAATGCCCGTTGGAGGAGTGTCTGCTTATTTGCTATGATTTTCTGTAAATTTTCCAAAGCTGTATCGGTAAGGCTTTCTCTCGGTATTGCTACAGTCAGCTTTTCTTGTTGCATTGGCACTGTTTTCGTTAATTCTGCATCATCCTGAAACCCTCGTTTCCGTAACTGATGAGTCAGCTCTTCCACCGTTTCTTCCATTGTTCCCTCTGGAATATGTAACACGCCCTCTTTGTCCAGCCGGTATCCTGCAATGTTATATGCGCAACTTGGTACCCGTTCATAATGCGGTGCTACTCCCAGTATATCGCCAATCGCCTGTGCCAGCTTCGGTCTCTGTTTCAATTCCAATGTAAATCTGATTTCATTCTTCATAATATGTACCCACTTTCTTTTTTCGATAGTACATATATCACTCTGACGGCGCAGAATAGCAAGACATTTCTGATTATATTACTGCCAAAATGTGCGCATAAAATTTGTGCTTTTTATGCTGTTTTTCACACGATTTTTCTACCTATTTCGGTACTATCCGGCAAAACAAAATCAGCTAATACAACGATATTGTGCGGATGTTTCCATATAATTTAAATTTAATGGGTATCCCCCCCTGTTTAATTCTGCGAAAATTCGCACGAAAGGGGGCGCCGGTCTTCAAGAAGAAAGTCTGTAGAGATTTCAATCCCCCCTCCCATAGAAAAAAAGCCACAGCGGATTACTTTCCATGTGGCTCAATTCATTTATGATTGCTTTCCGTATGGAGTTTTTTCTTCTGCTACCATCGATAGCGTTTCCTGACCATTCAAATCATATACCACTGTTTTATGCTCTGGCTCTGTAAAGGTAGATGAACCCCCGATGCCAAAATACTTTTCAAAGAAGGTTTTCAGCTTTTCAATAACTCCCTGTTTTTTCTTAGTTCTTCCACCACCACCAAAGCGGGATATCGGCGGCATAAGTTTATCTATGTCAGTTCCGACTGTTCTAATTTCGCCATCCCGAAACGCATTTTCTATGAACTTTCGGGTATCCTCTGGCTTCAGCTTTTCTTCCTTAATGATAACATCAAGGTCATGATCCCGCTGTGCCACCACAAATTCATGCCACTCATTCATGACATCATCCACGTCATTGATTCCTGCAATAAAAGTTTCAATGAGCTGTTTCTTACTGCGCAACTCTGGACTCGCATCAATCGCCTTATTGATGGTTATCAGCACTTCCTTGTCTTCGCAGTGTGTATCATGATACTTCTTTACAAGCATGAGGATATAATCAATATTAATTTCTATCTGCCGGATCAGTTCAATTTCAAATACCACATCATCTGTAATATCTGTACTTTCCTGACGCTTGCGTTTCCACTCATCACGCAAATCCTGATAACGACCGAGGTAATCCTGTAAATCACGCTCAGAAATCAGCTCATTGCCCTTGAACTCATCAAAAGAAAGTAAAAGATTTCTCATACGGAGAATTGCACCAAACAGAGCAATAAAGTCCTTTTGATTCTGTTCTCCGATAATCTGCGGTTCTGATAACGGAAATTTATTATTCAAGTCCTCCATCATATCCACATAACCCGGCATCGGTTTACCATCTACAGACTCATATCCATAATAATAATCTTTAAAACTCTGTAGCAGTACAATGCCTCCGGCATTCTTATCCCCAAACAGGGAAATCGCGCTATCTACACGCTTTTGCAGATTTCGGAAACACACAATATTTCCAAAGGTCTTAATAGAATTCAGAATACGGTTGGTACGAGAAAATGCCTGTATCAATCCGTGCATTTTCAGATTTTTATCTACCCATAGCGTATTCATGGTTGTGGCATCAAAACCTGTAAGGAACATATTTACTACGATCAAGATATCCAATTCCTTATTTTTCATGCGAAGCGACACATCTTTATAATAATTCTGGAATTTATCACTTGAGGTATCGTAATTCGTATGGAACATTTCATTATAATCCTTAATGGCTTCTTCCAGAAATTCTCTGGACGGCTGATCAAGTGCAGAGGTATCTTCAGAATTTTCTTCATCCAGAATACCATCCGATTCTTCTTCGTTTGCACCATAACTGAAAATGGTTGCAACACACAATTTCTTGGTCGGGTCTGCTGCCATCTGCTTTTTGAATTCCTGATAATATAATTTTGCCATCGGAACACTCGATACCGCAAAAATAGAATTAAAACCATTGATACGCTGTTTCTGCTTGATTTCCTCTACCTCATCCCGCTTGGCAGAAGCTACCTCTGCAATATTAGTAAGCGCATTATATATGTATGTTTTATCCCCACGATACGTCTTCTGGTCAAAATGTTCCAGTATGTACTGTGTCACAATGCGAATACGCTCAGGAGCCATCATAACCTTTTCACGGTTAATGTCCCAGACCATCTCATCTGTGATTTCTTCCTCCACATCCATCGTTTTAATATAATCAACCCGGAATGGAAGAACATTTTTATCGTTAATAGCATCCACAATCGTATAACTGTGAAGCTGATCTCCAAAGGTCTGACCTGTAGTAAAGAATTCTGGATTCTTGGCTCTGCCAGAATTAACAGAGAAGATTGGTGTTCCTGTAAATCCAAACAGATGATATTTCTTAAAATTTTTTACAATAGCAGTGTGCATATCCCCAAACTGGCTGCGATGGCACTCGTCAAAAATAATAACGATATGTTTCAGATAAACTTCATGTCCCGGATTCTTTTTTATAAAGGTAGCTAGTTTCTGAATTGTGGTAATGATGATATGTGCATCTGGGTCTTCCAATTGCCGTTTTAATATGGTAGTCGATGTATTGCTATTGGCTGCACCTTTTTCAAAACGGTCATATTCTTTCATAGTCTGGTAATCCAGATCTTTACGGTCAACCACAAACAGTACCTTATCAATATACGGCAGCTTCGATGCCAGTCTTGCCGTTTTAAATGAAGTCAGTGTCTTGCCAGAACCTGTGGTATGCCAGATATAACCACCACCCTCGACACTGCCGTACTTCTTATAATTATTGGCAATTTCGATACGATTGAGAATTCGCTCCGTAGCTGTAATCTGATACGGACGCATGACCATCAGCATATCTTCCGATGTAAAAATACAATACTTCGTAAGAATATTCAGAATCGTATGCTTTGGGAAGAAGGTCTTTGTAAAGTCAATCAAATCTGGAATCACACGGTTATTGGCATCTGCCCAGAAGCAGGTAAACTCAAAGCTGTTACTTGTCTTGGTCTTACTTGCTCCCCGTTTTTCATGTTCCTTTTCTGCATTCCGTCTGGTACTGTTAGAATAATATTTTGTATTTGTACCATTGGATATAACAAAAATCTGGATATACTCATACAGTCCGCACCCCGCCCAAAAAGAATCCCTCTGGTAACGGTTGATCTGGTTGAATGCCTCACGGATGGCAACACCTCTACGCTTCAGCTCAATATGCACAAGCGGCAGACCATTGACTAATACTGTAACATCATAGCGATTATCATGCTTTGCACCGTTCTCTGTACCAATCACATATTGATTGATGACCTGCAACCTGTTATTATGAATGTTCTTTTTATCTATAAGCGTAATGTTCTTGGAAGAACCATCATCACGAGTCAGAACTTGGACATTATCCTCCTGTATCTTACGAGTCTTTTCCACAATATGTTCATTGGGATTCGCAACAGCATTTTTGAAAAAAGCATCCCACTCTGTGTCTGAAAACTGATAATTATTCAGTTCCTCTAATTTTTTACGGAGATTGAAAATCAGATCTTTCTCTGTGTGAATAGGCAGATACTCATATCCCTGTTCGCAGAGCAGACGAATAAATTCCTGTTCCAGTTCTGCTTCGCTCTGGTAACTATCAGAACGTTTTTTCACTGGCTCATATTCTGTGACAACGGTGTTCTCCGATGTCTCCGCTACAATATTAAAGTATGGCACATCCTCGCCTCCTTACTTTGGTAATTCTTTAAAAGATAACAGCTTATCCCTGTAATATTCATATTGCTTCTGACATGCTTCGATTTCTGCCGGAAGTCCTGTGGATAAGTCATTGCAAAGGCTATGAAACTTATTCAACACATTTACAATCTCCTGCTGTTTTTCCATGCTCGGAATAGCAAGCTGATACTCAGCAATCGTTTTTCCTGTTAAAGATGCTCTGGTTGTAAATGCACAATGGCTTGTAACATACTTTCTGAAATCTTCTGTGGCGAAACAATATGCACAATATTCCGGCAACAAATAATTTGTTTTCGGAGTTGCTTTAATGGTAAACCCATTAAAAACACAATCCCCGATATCATCAAGCATTACCGATGACCAACCAATATCTTCTGCTGTCTCTGATGTTCTTGTAAAAAACACATCTCCACGATGAACTCCCAGTTTTTCAATTTCAACAGGAGTACACTCAACCAGTGCGGTAATATCCTCTTCCTTAAGAAATCTGTTATTATAAACATCCGTGTATCTGATAAAAGGAATACCTGAGCCAAAGAAATCCTTTCCCTTGCTCAATCCATTACGAAAATCAAATAAACTTCCCATCGGCAGTGTAACATAACCAAACACATACTGAATGAGCTTAATTGCGTTCAGCTCTGTCTGTCTGTCTGTCTGTCTGTCTGTCTGTCTGTCTGTCTGTCTGTCTGTCTGTCTGTCACGATCATGCTACCTGTTTCAGCAAATGTCAAGAGCAAATCACGATAATATTCATATTGCTTCTGACGTGCTTCAATTTCGGCTGGCAAGCCAATATTCAGATCAGTACAAATGGCTTCAAAATTATCAAGCACATTTGCATACTTTTCCTGTACCTCCAATGGTGGTAATGGAATCTGAATTTCTTTTATGGATGGTACATTTGAATGTACTACCTTACTTTTAACCTTACCCTTGCTTTTCTGCATTCTTGCTTCTGTTGTTGCAAGCACATGAGCCAAATATCTGGGATTTTGCTTATGCTTCATTACAACGATATCCCCACCTGCCAAACATTTCTCGTGTCCAATATATGCTACGGACTTTGCGATATCCTCAACGCTCTCTCCTGTAATTGCAAAAAGGATGTCTCCATTTTCAAAGTACTTTGGTGATTTAACAAAATCAAGTTTTGTATATGAAACGCATTTATCAAACCAAGTGTTATATGTTGTATAAATTTCTCCATAGCGAACACATGGAATGCCAGTATCGGTAACTTCATCACGTTTAATGCCAGATCCACGATAAAATTCAGTCGCAATATCTCCTAATTTTACAATCGGAATATCCTTTTTTACAGAAAGAAGTTCATCCCTATAAAATTCATATTGTTTCTTCCGAGCTGTAAGCTCGGCTGTAAGCTCGGCTGTAAGCTCGGCTGTAAGTAACGTGAAAGAGTCCAACACGCGGACTATTTCACGTTGTACCTCCAGAGGAGGTACAGGCAAGTTTATTCTCGCCATCACATTACTCATCAGTTTGGGATTACCCATTCCAGAATTAACATAATGTGGTGCTTCTCTATTAAGAACATAATAAAGATATTTGGTATTCACATCTTGGGATGTATTATCTATAACCCCACAGACATTTGTAACACTGAATTTACCACTTCTATAAAATACAGTTCCTGCATTTGCCCCATCTGTAGTCCACGTTAAGTACTCTCCATCAAACATATATGTGGTTATCGCTCCCAGCTTACCCTCATTTTCTGTTTGTGACGAATATACAGGATATTCTCCTGCATTTTCCTTTAAATAATCTTTAGACATAACTTTTCCCCGACTTATATTAGCTATATCTCCGACTTTTCTATATTCTACTCCATTTGGACAAAACTCAGCTATTAATTCATCTAATCTGCTCATGCATCCACCTCAATTTCTGCGATGATTTTATCAATCTCATCACGGAGTATCTGCTCACGAGCAACAATTTCTTTAATTTCTGCATTCAGCTTCACAATATCAATTTTCTCTCTGGTATCTTCAGCTTCAACATATGTAGACACAGACAAATTATAATCATTTCCGGATACTTCCTCATGACTCGCCAGATGTGCAAAATGCTCCACTTCTTCACGCTTTGCAAACACATCTACAATCCGGTCTATATTCTCTGGTGTCAGCTTATTATTGTTGGTAACTTTCACGCACTCGCTTGTAGCATCAATAAACAGAGTCTTATTATCTGTCTTATTCTTTTTCATCACCATAATACAAGTTGCAATCGAAGTACCAAAGAACAGATTACTCGGCAACTGAATAATACAGTCCACATAGTTATTGTCCACAAGATATTTACGGATTTTCTGCTCTGCACCACCACGATACATAATTCCCGGAAAGCATACAATGGCAGCAGTTCCATTAGACGCAAGCCACGACAGACTGTGCATGATAAATGCCATGTCAGCCTTACTTTTCGGTGCAAGCACTCCGGCAGGAGAAAATCTTGGGTCATTAATCAACAATGGATTATCTGTTCCCGCCCATTTTATAGAATATGGTGGATTGGATACTATTAATTCAAACGGTTCATCGTCCCAGTGCTGTGGTGCAAGCAATGTATCTTCACAGGCAATATTGAATTTATCGAATCCAACATCATGCAAAAACATATTGATACGACACAAGTTGTAAGTTGTGATATTGATTTCCTGACCGTAAAATCCGTTACGGATAGCGTCCTTGCCAAGAATTTTCTCAGCCTTCAGAAGCAATGAACCAGAACCACATGCCGGATCATATACTTTATTGATTTCTGTTTTTCCTACAGTACCAAGTCGTGTGAGTAATTCGGACACATCTGCCGGAGTAAAGAATTCTCCACCAGATTTTCCAGCGTTCGATGCGTACATGGTCATAAGGTACTCATATGCATCACCAAAGGCATCAATGGAATGGTCTTTCACATCTCCCAGATTCATTTCACCCACGCCATTCAGAAGTTTTACAAGTTTTTCATTACGTTTTGCAACTGTAGCACCTAATTTATTACTGTTTACATCATAATCATCGAATAATCCGGCAAAATCGCTCTCCGACTCGCTTCCTTGCGCAGATTCCTCTATATGTCGGAACACACGCTCCAATGTTTCATTTAAATTTTCATCATTCGCAGCATCCGCACGTACATTGCAGAACAGCTCGCTCGGCAGGATAAAGAATCCTTTTTCTTCTACCAATCCTTCTCTTGCTTCTTCTGCATCCTCATCTGATATTTTTGCAAAATCAAATCCTATGTTACCTGCATCAGCCTCACCACTGTTTATATAATTGCACAAGTTCTCGGAAATATAACGATAGAACATTGTGCCAAGAACATAATTTTTAAAGTCCCAACCATCGACTGCTCCACGCAGCTCATCTGCAATCGCCCATATTGCACGGTGCAATTCATCACGTTCCTGTTCCTTTTTGGTATCAACCATTCTCTTTTCCTCCGTTATCCTCTGGTATAAATTCCAGAATATCGTCAACGCCACAGTTTAAAACCTGACATATACTCTCCACACTTTCGAGGGAAATATACCCATTACGTTTCAATCGTGTGATGATATTTGCAGAGAAGCCAGCCTCCTGCTGCAACTGTGCATTTGTCATATCTTTTTCTATCAGTAAATGGAATAATTTTTTGTAACTGACTGCCATGTCATCCCTCCATTAATTCTTAACAGATATAGGTAAAGTATATCACGAAAAAGTGAATTTTTCAATCTGTGCAAAAAGCAATCACTCCGTCTCAAAACTCAGAAACGGAGTGATTACACACAATTTTCTATATTTTCGGCTATAAAACCTCATTCGTAGCAATACCGTAGTATCATACCTTTTTATATGCCGTGATTTGCCCAAATACCGCCCAATGTTGCGGAAGTATGCAATCTACACGTTTATCCTGCCGTGGCAAACAAATAATACTTTAATCATAGATTTCAATCTCCTTAAAATACCGTGAAATGCCCAGTTTTGCGGGGGTTCTTGGCTGTTTTTCATATCTTTTATTAGTGTGTCGTGGAGGCAGATTATAGCAAATTTTAGCAAGTTATTACCACCTCTTAGTAGTCAAGTTAGTAGTCAAATGGGGTAGCTGACTACTAAGGATTATGCTTTTGAAGCAGATTTTTTGTTATCTTTTCTACAATCAATCAAGAAAACTGATTCACCAATAGCATCTTCATATCCCTCATCCTTAACTACCTTTTCAGCAACACGCATTTCTTCCGCCGTAAAGCAGAAGATTACTACTAAGCTTCCGTCCGTACAATTTGCTGCTTCATATATTTTTACCTGCGTAAAAACATGTCCTAAGCTACTGTTACTTGCTAATTTAAATTCAATGATATTCTGATTACTCGCTCCTTTTGAAACAATAAAATCAGCCTGTCCTCTTCCATTATTAGGCTCTGCATCTACTTTATAGGAAGTCCCGTACCAAACAAACTTAAATAAACGTTGCAAGTCTTTTTCCTTTGCTATCTGTTTTCCGTTATAATATAGAGCTAAATATCCATCACAATCTTCAATGATGTGTTTAAAAAACTTAATCCTATTTTTAGCTTCTTCTCGTGCTGCTATATCTTCATTAACAACATATCCCGCGTCAAGAACTTTCGAAATAAGAGTTTTAGAATTGATATAAAACTTTTCCAATTCATCGTTACATTCTTCCTGTGCAATCGCATTCACTTGTTCCGGATTATCTTCAACGTATTTTATATAGTAATCGTATAATTCCGGATAATCCCTTGCCGCTTCTTTAAAAGCCTCTTTTTCTATTTTCTTTATGCTTCTTTCACTAATTCTTTTATTGTTTCTTTTCTGTTTCTCTTCATATTCATAAACGGCTTTGCCGATATAATTATTCACATACGCTCTTAAAGAATCATTATCTATCATTGCACGAATATCATCATAACTATCCAAAAAATCTTTACGATTAATAGCTGGTTCATCTTCACGAAGAATATCCTTTGGTGTTAATAATACATATTCGCTTTTACCTTTTTCATTAATAATAAATGGCAATATGTATTCTCTACTTATGAAACTTTCTGTTTCATAGTTAAAATCGGCTTTCTCAACAATCATCTTTTTTAGATATTTTGCATCCATATATTTTTTTGCAAAGTTCTCCGTATAAGAACACAAAAATCCTTTGATAAGATTTACTGTTAAGTCACTTATTTTATCTTTTCCACTACCTTCATACAGTAGCATTATCTTTTCTATATGACTAGATTTTGTTATATTGCTTTTACTGGCTGCAAATCTAATATTCTTATACAGAAATTCCGCATACTGCTTTCCTAACGCAGCCCCTTTATTTCCTGACATAGAATAGCCTAACCAGTTGTTGGGTACCTCATTAAATTCAAACCAAGCTCCCACCTCTTTAGGAGATAACCCTTGATTTGCTTTTTTATATAAAAAGTGAAAGTACTTTATTATCTTCTCATGTAATTCTTTATACTCTTCCTTTTCACTATTAAATATAAGCATCGGATCAATAAACAATGGCAAGTCACATACAAACGAAATATCCACTGCACCATATTTTTCAATTATTGATGTGTCAATTTTATAATACTCTGAAAAGAACATTAATATCTCTCCTTGATTATTCAATATTTCTATTTATATTATAGCGACATATTAACAAAATTTCTACCATTTAAAAAACGCCCCAGCCTAAGCCGGAGCGTCCATGACTATTTTAGATTACTTTAAATAAAACCTGTGATGTAGGTTTTGCTGGATTCTTCTTCTCAATTTCTGCCTGTGCTTTTCTGAACTCTTCCATTCTGCGAAGTTCTTCTTCGGCATCATCGAAATTAACGTGAGTGTAGACATTCATAGTTACTGAAATATCTGAATGCCCCATAAGGTACTGCAGCGTCTTTGGATTCATACCTGCTTTGGCTTGATTGCTACAGTATGTATGTCTGCACACATGAGGCGTGATGTTTGGCATTTGGATTCTGTAAATGTCGTTGTATCTGTTTACCATATTGTTGAATCGATGCTGCCAATGCATTGCTACCAAAGGTTTTCCCTCTTTGTCGTAAAAGAGGAATCCTGTGTAGCCATCAATGATTTTTTCAACTGCAGGTGCTTCTCTATCTTCAATGATTGCTTGAAACATTGCTGCCACATCATCCGTAATCGGGATTTTACGTTTCCCGGCATCTGTTTTCGTTTCTACTATGATGTATCTCATGTCAGCTGTCCGTTGCAATTGATGGTCGATGTTTACTGTTTTGTTCTGAAGGTCTATGTCCTTTAAGGTCAATCCACAGAACTCCGATATACGCATCCCCGTGTGAAAGAGGATGTACACCACTTCGTAGTACTTGCAGTAAACCACATCATCATGGATAAACTTCAAGAACTTTCGCATCTGGTCTTTCGTAAGTGCCTCTCTCGTCACACTGTCGTTTACAAGTACTGTTTGCAACTGGAATCCAAATGGATTCTTTACAAGAATATCATCATCCACCGCCATTTGAAAGGCCGGTCTTAAAACTCCTCTCACATTGTGGATAGTACTGTAGCTTTTTCCGTCCTCTTGTTGCAGCTTGATTAAAAACAGTTTTGCATCAGAAATCTTTACATTTCTGATTTTCTGTGAACCGAACTTCTCCTTTGCAAGAAGTCTCTGCACCGTTACATACCCTTGTTTAGTGCTTTGTCGAACCCCTGTCTTGGTTTTAAGGTATCTGTCTACCAGTTCGCAAACTGTCATTTGTCCGTCCACGATATTCGACAATATCGCCATTTCTGCATTTATCTGTTTCTCCAGTTCACGAAGCGAAAGACATGGTTGCTTTCCCTTTGGCAGCCTGTCTGTCGGCTCTAACTTCCAGCTATACACAAAATGAGGTTTCCCATCAATATGGTATTTATATTGATATTTTCCATTTGCTCTGACGCTTTCTCCCGGACGCAGAACTCTATTCTTCGCATCTCGTCTTGTTTGCCCTCGCCCTGACTTTGCCATTTGCTAATCCCTCCTTTACTGTTGAATTCTCTTGTAGGTACTTTTCAAAGGCTACTCGGAGAATCAATTTTCTTTCTTTATAATAGGCAAGAAACTTCCCGCCATCGGTTTCATCTAAGAATCTGTAAAACTTTCTGCGACTAAAATTCCAATGACGGATTGCTTCTTCCGGATTTAAAAATTCCTTTTCTTCTAATCTTGGCTTTGCCATTTCCTTCATTCCTTTCCTGCCAAAAGTAGCTGTCTACTTGGGTTTAGTGTATATTCCCTCTACTTCCCGTAAATAGCAACTACTTTCGGCAAACAAAAGGAATTATATTTCTGATGAGTTCAAGATAAATTCTTCGAACTTCGGTCTTACAATTAAGAATCTGTTTCCACAGAAGACAGCTACTGTTCCAAGGTTGTCCTCTGCGATTCTTCTTAACTTCTTTGTTCCGATATTAAAATAGGATGCTGCCTCTTTGATGGTCAGCATATATCTTTCATTGATTGGTAGCTGTTTTGTCAAACCGCCTTTCTGTTCCATTGTTGCAGTATTCACGCTATCAACTCCTTTCTGCCCGGTAGGGGCGGTCTAAATCTCTACGGCTTTTTGTCTGGGGAACGGTGCGGGGGTGTCACGCACAAAAATTGGAATTCAAACGGGGTATTAACCCCATTTGATTTATTCCGTTGTTCCCATCTGAATGACCTTGATGGCATCCTTACGAATCAGTTTCGCATCAAGGAACTTGTATGCCAGATACCCGACCTGACCAAGTTCTGCAAAGAGTTCTACCAAGGTACGAATGGAAGTTGCTTTTCTATCTACAATCCAGTAATAAGAGAAGTCACCAAATGCAATAGGTTTATCCCCATTCTCTGTGTCTGGCATAAATTCTGATATTACCACCTTCTTGCCAAGAATGGTATCGTTACTGTGATTCCAGATATAATTGCCGTTGGCATCTTTCAAGGTTCTTAAGGTAAGTGCTGTGCGGTCATTCATCATCCACACGGAATTTTTTCTATATTCATTTTTCACGGAGAAGTACAGTTTGATTACATCATCGTATGTAATCGCTGCCGTAGTCACACCAACATCTGCACCTTCTGTTTCATGGAGAATACCTGTCGGTTCTTCGTTTCCTGTTCCGTTGATGAAAGCATTATCTTCAGCTCTGCCAAAGTTCTTACCGAATCTTTCTGTAAGATAATTCTCAATGCTGAACGCAGCATCTTTTACAAAAGCACCTTCTAATTTTACAAAGGATGCTAACTTGTAGCTTTCGATGGATTTTTCATTAAAATCTTTCATTCCATCCTTAACCGGAATTTCTGTATTTTCCGGAATGAAGTTTGCTATATCTGTGCAATCCTTTGCTTTGATGAGAAAGCCAGAATTGTAGGCTTTAATTGTTGTTGCCAAGTTTCTGAATACACTTTCCTTCTTAAGTGCCGCTGAAATTTTATTTACACCACTCACAGGGAGTGCGTAGCTGTTTGTTGCAATAATGCGTCCTTTGGAAAGAATCTCTTCATTTCCTCTGAATCCTCTCATCGTGTTCCAGAACTGAACATCATATTCTGGCATACCTGTTATATCTCTTAAATTATTCATCATGTTGTTACCTCCTTATTTCTCACAATGCGGACACTGGTAGAGTCCTAACTTGTTAAATGTTAACTGTCTTCCGACCTGTTTTAATGTACCTTTGCAATCAGGACACTGCACGTTATAAGCCAATGCCATATCCTGGGGATGGTCTTCTTTTGCATAAAGTCTGTAGTATTTTTTGACATTGCCATATTCATCTGAAATCAGTTCTGTCTGCAGATAATGGTTAAACATTCTCTGTGCATATTCTTCTGTGTAATATCCGCTTGATGCTGATAAAAAGTTTGTTTTTTTATTTTTACTTAATGGGTAAATCATAATCTTCCTCCTGTTTCTATAAACACTTTTTACAAGTGTATACTCCTAGTTTCTTTTTGTTTAATGGACTTCCAACCTGCAACATTGCACTTCCGCATTTCGGGCAACGAACAATGCTTTCGTTTTTGAACTTTCGTTTTGTATCGTTACAGTAGAGTCTGTAAAAGTGTGGTACAACTTCTGCCAAATACATGGAATGTACCGATTCAATCATTTCCTTGTCCGTGGACACGAACATGGCAATCTTATCTGTACCATCCGTGTCACAATCCACAAGGGGATAATATTTGATGTCGCACATATTCATCATTTCTATACCACCTTTCCATCAAGGGTTCTGAACTTGCCTTTGCAGTATTCCAATGCCAAATCATATGAGCCGAACACCATACATGAAAATCCATGTACGATTTTCCATACTGGGAATTCCGGGTCATTATGTTTCAAGATAGCAACCGGCATTCCTGTGCTTGTCTGGAACAGTTCTCTGCAAGTGTAGTTCCCATGATTGAACATCTGCTTGTCTGCAGCTGTAAGTTTCTTTTCATTTCCAAAGTAGAATTTATGACGCATATTTCCACCTCCTGCGCAGTTCCATGTTTTATACATATGGTTGAAAAGTTTATCACGATTGTCATAACCTTTTTCCAGTAACTCATTACTGTATTCCAGAAGTTCTTCCACAACTTCATGAATATCTTCACGAGCGACATTTTTTACCTTTCTTACGATTAAGCAACTGTCGATTCTGTCTCCATACCACAGATAAATGGTTGCTTTTTTCTTTTCGCTAGTAGTATGCGTACCACTGATTTCTACATTGAAGCCATTACCAAAATCGCGGTAAATCACTTTTTCATAGTCGATGCGCATAATACGATATTCGTCACCGAGCTTTCTACATAATTCTCTTTGTACTGTATCTAATTTGGACATTTCTTTGTCCTCCCTTCGTTTGATTGTTTTTTCTATTGTGTCCTTTCTGTCACGCGTCCCTTAAGTAGAAACATTGTATTTCATCAATATGTAAGAAAGAAATTATCTTTTTTAAGGTTTTATATCGATTTCCGTACATAAAGGACAAAGGACAAAAAGGACTTAATTGTCTTTGATGTATAACATAGGATTGATGAGATACACCAAGTTGGGTGGTCTGCCCTTGCCAGTAGGGGCAGCAGAATCCTTTGCTGCGATATACCCGTAATCGGAAAGTCTGTCCAAAACCGATTGCACCTGTTCCACAGTTTTCAGACTTCTGCAAAGTCGCATTACATCTCTTCGAGTGAATTCCATCAAGCCGGATTTCATAATCGCATCAAGAACATATTTACATTTCTTAATCCCGTCATCTGCACCCATCAGTGAAAATGCAGCTTTCGCATGGTCGATAAGATATCTTCCGATACTGATTGCATTTTCCATAACTTCGCCACTCACCACCAATGGATCTGGTTCTTCTAGGAATTCCTTCGTTCGATATACTGATGCTCTGCACAGTAATCCCGATATACGGGCAACATTACCGACAAGCTTTCCTGCCCAATCCGCAATGTCACTATATTCAGTTTTCAATTTCGGCTCCAGTTCTTCCGCGAACTGTTCCAACAGCTTGTCTGCTTCTGCTGAAAGTGTGATAACTTCCGGAGCATTTGTGGGTTCATCTGCAAGCAGATTCTGTATGAGGCGTTCGTAGTTTTGATACACTTCCGGTGTTAAAGTCCCGGAGCGATACTTACGATTGCCAACATTGGACTTTGGCATACAGTAGAGAAATCTTGCTGTCAGACCTCTGCCCCTGAACGTTTCGTTCACCATTATCCCAGCTAGTACACTTGGCTGTGCCATCAGCATCAGTGACAGGGTCGGATTTAAGATATTCTCACTTTTTCTTCCGATTCGCTCCACACGGATTGCATCCCCGGAGTAGCCTTTCAGAAACACATCGATATTGACGTACTTCGTGTAAATGCCTTTCAGCATATCGAAGATTCCACCTTCTGTTGAGAAAATAGCTGCCTTACCATCATTATCAGCAAGTATGGATACTAGCTTTTCTGTAGTCACATCATCGGAATACAACTGGAGTTCCTTCTTTTCTTTAAAAGCTGCCAGTTCATCCGATGCTCTGCGTACTTCAGACATTTCTGCTTTCCCTTTCGCAGCCTGGTCTTCCAAAGACTTTAGTCTGCGTTCTAAAATATTCTTCTTAGTCTTGCTGAACTCAATGTTTGCTGCATTGGTACGATTCCAATTCGCTTCATACTTATTGATAGGTTTAATCATTGCCGTTCCGACAGCAGATTTTCTTTCGGAAGGCTCCATGAATGCAATGCAGTAAGTATTTAGATTTTCCTGCCAATCGACTTTCGGTCTGACTACATATTTCCCTTGCAGGCATATGGACAGAATTGCAATTGCAGATAACGCAGCAAGGTCTACCGGGGTCTGTGTGCTTTCAGCAACTGCTGTTACATATTCCTTGATAGCCGTCGGCAATGTTTCCACTGGAAATATAGGAACATTAAAACTATCAAATGGAATCGGCTGTTCCCATTGAAATTCCTTCGGCTGATTGTATTCTTCCGGGGAAATATAATCTGCTTGCTGTTTAATGCGACCATAGTACTTCAGAGCACTATTCCAGATGGTGTTCAGTTCACTATCTTCAAGAATAGGTACGCATTTGTCTGCTTCTGTTTGGAAACGCTTGATTGACTCTTCGCAGTTTCCGTATCTTTTCAAGGTACGAACAGCAAATCGGAACAGGGTTCCGTTGCGACTCCCTTCGGGAATTACATCAATATCCTCATTGGCAGCTTTCTGCTCTTCCGCTTCAAGTCTTGCCAAATGTTCATTGAGAGTGATTGTTCCCGAATAAAACACAGCATCTGGATTCTCTGCCCCATCTAGGTATCTTCCCACATCAAGTGCTTTCGGATCGAAGAACGGATAATGCTTATGCAGTAACTTCTTGAGTGCTGCGTAGGATTCCTGATCTGTTTCTGGGTCTATCGCAAAGAACACATGATTTCTTGGAACGGCAGGTTTGTTACCTTTCGGTTTCATATTGTTCTTACTTTTTGAAATGATGTGCGGAACACCTGCAAACATCTGATGGATGTCTTCCGGTGTAATCCACTCCGAAGAATCTGCTACACCTTCATTATCTGAATCAGCTGGCAGAGTATTTGCCCAGATAAAGTTGCTGTTGCCTCTGTAGTTGCCACGATACTCGGCACATACATGATCGAACTTCGCCATCTTGTTAAACTCCTCTGCAGTAGTCACTACAACCTTGTGGGGATATATGCAATTTTCTTTGTTCTGTGTGCAATCTGCCTTGTAAAAGACAAATTCGTTTGATACCGCCACCTTGTCTACCTCCTTTCGTGATTATTGGTAGAAATCACTTCCACCTAATAGGTAGCCTTTAGAGTTACTTAAAAAGGACGTTTTTTTCTAATTTTTTTCGTTTTATTACGTTCTGTGATATTTTGTGATATTTTTACTTCTGAATCGATGTTTTGAGCAGCCATTCCTTGTATGATTCCACCGGAATAAGAATTCTGCTACCAACATGGATTACCGGAAACCCCGGTGTCTTTACCAGCTTGTATGCCTTTGGCAGACTGATGTTCATCTGTGCTGCTAATTCCTGCACATTCATCGTTGTCTTTTCCACTGTGAATGCCTCCTTCCATTGAAAATTGCAATAAAAAACCATAGAGCCTATCCCCGTTTCATGATTGGTATAACCTTTCGTTCCACTTGGATTGACTCTATGGTTGTCGTTGATTGTCTTTAATTGTCAGTTTTTGTCTTAGATTTTCATTGATTCCTTGAATAAGAGCAAGGCCTCTGTAGGTAACTCCTTCGACTATGTTCACATTTTATCACATTGTATTTTTAAATACAATAGCAAAATGAATAAAAATCTATATTTATTTCAATTTATTTTTGCATTTCATTGTTTTGTGTGATTTTTTGTGATATATTTATAAAGAAGTAATATAGAAGGAGGCTTCTATGGGTAAAAGTAGAATTAAACAGCTTCGAAAAGAAAATAGACTTACGCAGGTAGAACTTGCTGACAAACTCGGAGTTAGCGTTTCCACTGTTGCCATGTGGGAAACAGAAAAAAGAACTCCTAACTTTAAAACATTAGATGATATGAGCGAATTGTTCGATAAAACCATCTCCTATATCCTTGGTAATTCTGATGATAATCGTTCTGTAAAACTTGTTGACACAGAAATAGAACAGCTTGCCGAATGGCAAATTCAAGGAGAACTTATCGATATCTTCAGACAGTATCTCGCTCTCGATGAATACGGCAAATCAAATGTGGACTCTTTAATAAGAAGAGAATCCTTACGCTGCCACGATCAGGGTACTACTGAAGATATTTCAAATATAAAAGTCGGAATCAATTTCATTTCAAACAACTAA